TAGCTTGTATACCTGCAACAGTAGTTATGTTACCGCTAATACCTGCTACAGTTGTTACTTCAGTAGCTTTAGGTGTTAGTCTATGGAACTTGAATGTTGGTCCAGCTGCATACTGTGCGTCTGTTTGGGCTGTTGTTTCAACTAGGACCCCAAATCCAGAACTAAGTGTTGTACTACCGCAGTCTGTAATTGTTGCATTAACTGAATGATTTGTTAATGTTCCTGATGGTATAGTGCATGTACCACCACTAGGTGTATATGTTGCACTTAGTGTACCTATGGAAATAATAGTACCTGTACGATCTGCTGTTACGGCATTATTTGCTTCTGGATGAGCTGCAGGTATAGCAGCTTCATTAACTAAAGGTACAAAACCACCTACATCATCAACTATATCAATAATTCTATCATTAATGGCTGCTGTTGTCGCAATAGTAGTATCGTTATCTGGGAATGTATCCCCGTCTTTAATCGTCTCACCTGTACTTACATTGAAGTACCTAGCGTCTGATGCTGATGTAGTGAAGAACGATGTATCGTTAGCAGTAGCTGCAGCTTGTTCAGCAGCAGTTACAACCGTTGCTGCATTTAGCTTATCTGAAGTTATCTGTCCAGCAGCGATATGCTCGTTATCAATTGATCCATCAACGTATTGATCACTGTCTACTGAGTTAGCTGACATGTGAGCTAAATCGATGGACCCGTCAACATACTGATCACTATCTACTGAATTAGCAGACATATGCTCTAGATCGATAGATCCAGCGGCGTAGTGCTGACTGTCTATCTGATCATTAGCGATGTGAGCTGAGTCAATACTACCATCGACATATTGATCACTGTCAATAGAGTTTGCTGACATATGCTCTAGATCGATAGACCCTGCAGCATAGTGCTGACTGTCTACTGCATCATTAGCAATATGAACTCCATCAATAGACCCGTCTACATATTGATCACTATCAACTGAGTTAGCTGACATATGTTCTAGATCAATAGATCCAGCGGCATAATGCTCTGAATCGATAGCGTCGTTTTCTATCTTAGTTCCATCTATGATGTCTGCTGCTAGATGTACTCTATCAATAGATCCATCTACATAATGATCAGAATCAATAACGTTAGTACTAGCTGTAGTGACTACTGTACCTGTTTCATTAGGTAGAGTGATAGTCCTGTCAGCTGTAGGATCAGTGACTGTTAACGTAGTTTCATGAGCATTTTCGTTAGCCCCTTCAAAGATAACATCTACTTCTTTACCTAGTTTTAGGTCACCAGACATCGTACCTAGACCGCCTGTGTCTAGGTATCGACTTACTACCTCTTGTGTAGTGTATAGGTTCTGGGTGAAATTATCATTCAGATCAGCAGATCTAATCGCTGAACCTGGGTAGAAGGTTGCGGTTAGATCTGAATCACTTGTTTCTCTGTATATTCTTAGTTTATCTGTCTCTATTAGTGCAGTGCCTAAAGTAATTGAAGTTGTGGCTTGTGTGTATTCAGTTGCTCTTTCAGACGCATCACTACTAAAGCTAGTAACTTTAGTTAAAGTTGTTACTGTTCCATCAGCAACAGTCTTAGTAGCTTTTACGTCGTCTGCCTTCATATATGGGAATGTGAACGAGTGGGGACCAACGGTCGTGTTACTCGTTATTGTATTTTCAGTTGTAGCCATAGTGCTATCTAGTTGACTTTAGTAATTCATCAATTTGTGATTGTACTCGGGCGGCTTTTTGGTTTGATCCTCTCTTCAGTAGTCCTCTCTTATTCTTCTCTAATACATCTAGAGTTGCATAAGACTGATTCTCTAACTGTAAGGCACTCCAAGCTGCTTTGAACGCAGCAGTATGTATACGGTCTAATTCTTTGTGGATATAAGAGTCACTAATTGGGAACTCTTTCTGGCTTCTCTTACCTCTTGCGTTTACATAGTTCTTAGTATAGCTACCACGTTGATCTGCAGCCATCAGTTTCTTCATTTGTAACTGTAGTCCGCCATGCTTTGCTACCCAATTGTTGACAAAGTGACGTTCTCTAGCTGTCAGTTTATGTCCTGTTAGTCTGTTAACACGTAATGTATTAAGGTTATTCCAACCTGTATTCAGTAACCACTGTCTCCATGGTTCAGTACCACCATTACTCTTGAAGAAAGGTAGTAAACCATTAAGAGCCGCTGTCATAGGCTCATGGTAATTGATTGGTTGTCCTGTATATACATCAAGTTGATCCATTAACTCATCACTATCAGCAAATAGGAACTTACTGTAGTTCTTATGGAATGACATTATATCATTCTCAACATCTTTCAGTTGTGGACTGATGATATTATTCAAGATGCTACGTGAACCTGACCAGTAGAAAGGTACTAATGGGTCTGTCCAACCTGCAATAAACTTGTTTATGGCACGTTCATCTCGTCCTATAATAGCTGCAAGTGGTGCCATACCACTAAGGAATGTCTGATTAGTTACATTCATGGTTAGTGCATGAGCAATCTTGAGGAAGCCATCTTCCATCCAATGTGAATCAGCTCGTTGTCCATTCCAAACGACATCAGCTGTTAGTGAAAGTACTTGCTGATAAGGTTCTAAACCTTTATAGCTGTACCATATACCATTTAATCTGATGCTGTTAGGTTTCCAACCAATAGCCATCATCTTGCGTTTCTCTGAAGCTTCTACTGGACCATTACCAGTTAGATCTCCATTGACTGCCATCAAAGCTGCACCCATTACAACAGCAGATCCCATGATTTGACGTCCGCGATACTCTGCTTGAAGAGATTTAAGTGCTGCAACAGGATCACTTACATCAGTGATACCATGTGTACGTAGCACTTCTAGTACTTCTTGTGGTGTACTAGCAGTAAACGCTCTGTTACCTTTACCAATTGCTTCTGGTAAAGCACTTAATGGGTTATATGACCAAGCCATCTTAAAGCCATTTACACCAGTTCGTGGGAACATGAATATAGGTTTTAGGATAGGTACTCTAGCTATTAGAGTCTCTAAATCTTTAACTACTTTACTGTCTAAGTTAAGAGCTATTTCCTGTGAAGCATGCTTTGCTGCCTCATCTGTTAGCAGTCCAGTCCTGTCAAATGCGTTATCATAGAGTTGTTTCTGTAGCTTATCGAAGTCACCTTGCCTGATTACACCATTAGTACTGTCAAGTAATTTATCATACGCTTTAGCTCTGGCCATACCGCTAGCCATCATGGAGTTCGTAAACCCATCAATAGCATGCAGTGCATTGATACCCCAACGATTGATACTCAAATTATTATACCAAGATGTGAATCTTGCCATGTTAAGTAGTGCTAGTTCAGCATTCTTACCTTGAGCACGCCATCCTTCAGCCATGCTATCTAGTACTTCAAAGTTATCACTAGGAGCAAACTTGACATCATGACGACCACGCATCATAGCTTGTTCTGGGTTAGCTACTGCAAAGCTCCACTCCTTCGCCATATGTTTGAATGCACGTTGGAAGTTCTCAATGACACCACCATATGTATATAAAGCTCTCTTAACTATAGCTGCAGCAGATGCATCACCTGTTACTGCTTTAAACGCAGAACCAGTTAACACTGAAACAGGCTTACCTACTGTAAGTATAGTGTTACCAGCAAAAGCTCTTAGAGGTGCTAGACCATTCAGCATGCTATTGTAGCGTATACCATGTATACCTTGTACTAATAGACTCTTAACTGCTGGGTCATTATCCCAAATCAATTTAGATAGGCTTACATTCTGTTCTGCCCATCTATGTAGTTTTAGTAGGTCATCTACATTACCTTCTGTCAGATCATATGCTTTAATGAATGCCTTCAGGTAGTCAGGTTCAACCACAGCTATACGCTGCATTTCCTCTACAAATTTACCAGCAGAAGTTTGAGCATCAGCTAGATTCTTAGCGAACCCTTCTTGGAACTCTTGAAGTTGTTTTACGTTAAAGTTCTTACTCTTAGCCATATCCAACAGGTTACCAGTATAGCCCCATAGGTACCGTACTGCACGTGTTTCTTTAGCTACAAGTGCAAGATTCTCGAATAGTGTGCCTTGTTGTCTTGATGTCTCCAGTACTCCATCTAATATATCTGCTGCCTTAGCACTGCTAGCTACTGTGTCAGCAGCTTGCCTTACTGCTAGTGCAGATGCTCTGATGCGATCTGGATCTAAATCTCTTAATACCTGCCTTACAGCTGCCTCATAGATAAGGAAGTCATCAGTATCTAGGAACTCAGCTCCTTTCAACACCTTCCTCTTTAAGTCATTTACAGCAGCAGCAAACTGCTTAGGTTCTAAGTTATGTATATCTCTAGCAACTTGATCTACAGCAGCTTGGAATTCTTCAGGTACTACTTTCCAAGTACCTTCAATCATTGCTTCCATATCCTTACCAGGAGTTACAGCAGCAACAATCTCATCTAGGATCTCTCCTCTTTCTGTACCCTCTGCAGCGTTGAAGAATTTACGCATACCTTTAGTGGACATAACAGCCCTAGCACGTCCGTTAGTAGTGTTCAGGTTATGTTGTATCCTATGGTGATCATAGACTGCTCCTAGAGGGTCTGCGGCACCACTGTTAGCTACTGCGCGTGCCTGTGCTTCTGCAGGATCATGTATGATTGGATCATATTCACCTTGATTGGTTTGTATATTCTCAGCAGCTTCGTCAGCTAATGAGTTATTACGTACTTTAGCGCCTTCATCAATGTGTCTAGTTACTGAATCAAGTGGTAGTTCATCTACTTCTGTACGTTTCCGTAGTTCAACTAGCTCAGCTAATCTTGCTTCATCTGCTTCACCTAGTTCATCAAGTAAACCAAGTTGATCAATCTGATCGTCTATAGCTTTAATTGCAGGACTTCTCGCCTGCATTGCAATCTCATCAGCATTCCTTGTTAACGCTGCAGCAGCTTCTTCTGTCTTAGGTGTTACTACTAGGCCAGGGTCCCATTCAATCCGTGTGCCTGGTGCTACAGGTTCTTTTGCTGCTTTCCATCTTTCTACATCATATTTATGTACCCATGAAGCCTCAAATGGATTCTTCTTAGGCATATTCTTGTAGTAGGATCTTATTGCAAAGATACCTGTTATAAGTTCACCAGCTGCGGCAAAACCCATGTTCTCCCATAGCTGATACTTACGCCTTTCATCAGGTCCAGCGCCTTCTCTTGTAGCCCAAGGTATGTTCCAACCAAAAGCATCATTCAATGCCTTAGCTGCGTTCTCATCTTCAGCAGTTGTGGATGCTGCAACAATAGTTGTGTCAATACCTAATCGTGCTGCGATTGCACCTGTTGTCTTAACTGCTGCTGGTAGTCCTGCGGCCCATGGTGCAGCAGCTAGTCTAGGTACAACAGCTTGTGGTGCTAATATTGAAGGTAAGACAACACCTGATATCTGACGTACAGCATGATGTGCTCCGTTGTCAGATTGTGGGTTATGTTTATGCCAGAAGTTATCTGCTGCTTCTGTTGCTTGCTGAATAGGATTCGCTCCTTGAACACCATCTCCAGCTAATTCGTCCCAACCTGATTGAGTGGAACCGATAATTGATCCGATGTTCCTACCAAGTCCAAAGACAGTATCACCTAGACCTTGTAGTACAGAGATCTTTGAGTCTAAAGAGCCTTGTCGATCATCTATGGTTTGTTGTAGCCAACTCTTGTTATCTTCCTCATACGCATCAAGTTGAGCTTGTGCTTGTTCTGAAGCACCTGGTGTGAAGTCAGGGCCAGCTTTACCGGCAGCTGAAGGTATGAACTGAGAGGCAGCTTCTGCGGCTGCCTGCTCCTCTCTATAGCTCTCAGCTACTTGATCGTAGAAACCCTGATCTCTATTTGCCTCTTCTCTTACTCGTGAGTATGTCATCAGTACCACCTCTGTAATGTTGTCTGTACTTCAGGTAGATACTTCTTATACGTTCCTTTACTGTATACTGTCCAAGCGTTCAACCCTTGACTATCGTAAATGGCTTTAGCTGCTCTAGCATTTGTCAGCGGATCGAATAATTGTCTGTTATCAGTCAATCCTAAATTCTTCCTCCTACTCGGTCCTAATGTATCTATCATGTTGATCTGCCATAGTCCGTAAGAATTGTCTCCAGTATTTCTGTTAGGGTTATGTGCTCCAGCATCTCCACCAGATTCACCAGCACTAATTGCTATCATTACTGGTATCAGTTCTCGTGGGAAACCGACTGCTGATAGTAATTCAGCGCGTTGCTGTATACTAACCCTTCTAGGTTGACCACTTTCAGTAGTAGATTGTAATTTAGCTGTGTCTATGGGATTTTGTTCCCAACTCACCTGTTGGAATCCAGGATTTAACGGGCCTCCTCCAATACCCATGTGCCTTGCGGGTTGTCTAAACTCTTGGTGTAATCCAGCGTTTGCTACGTCATTAGCTACACTGCTATTATGTATAATCACTTGTTGTACTCCTTTGCTGTGGCGGTTTAATTCATCTCTAGTCAACACTTCATTCTCACGAGGACGGTTTAAACCATACTCTTCGGCGTGTATATCTAGAATTTCACTTGCTGGTATACCTGTCTTTATCGACAACTTCCTGCCTATAGTACTGTTCTCAAACGCTCGTACATCCCACTCTCCATTGTGATAAAATGTTAGAATCTTATCACGTGCTATAACAGCATCATATGTTCCTTTACGTATTCCATTTATCCTCTGTTCAGGGCTGACTCCAGGTGTATCGTTCAATGCATCTATAGCTAAAGCGACATAAGGTGGTGCATTAGTTTTTGTTGTGAAGTGGGGAAGCGTTCTATCTTGGTTACGTACCTGAACCTCTTCATTTGTAACAGGATCTCTCACAGTAGGGCTGCTTAACTTAGTATAATGTGGTTTAGTATCTAACCATGCTACGGTTGCTTCTGTAGCATCCTGCGAGATGTCTGGTATATTACTATCATTAGCTCCAACACCACGAGTCTTTACTAGTTTCGTAAACTCGTAGTGATACCTCATCTTCACTCTCTGCGTTAACTGCTCATAACCAAGGTTATCATTAAGATTTTCCTTGTCTCCCAATACAATCTCGTTTGCTGGATTATTCTGTATCTTAGCTAAGATAGAGTTTACTGCTTCTTTCTGTCCAGCATCATAGTTTGCTTTATACCTTTCTTCAACTTGGTTAGCTTTCAAGCCACCAGTGGATAGTGTTTGTGATATAACATTCTTAATGCTATCTCTAGTGAGACCATCATTCTTCATCCTCTCTTCCCACTGAGGAAGAGGCATGCTTAATGAGCCATTCTGACCATCTGGAGAGAAGAAGAAATCTACTTCCCTTTGAATAGCTTTATTCTGTGCTTGTTGGTTTATTTTTCTATCTAACTCCAATGCATTATATTCTTGCCTTCTAGCTTCATCTAGCAATGAATCAAGTTTTAACTGTCTCCACTGACCACCTTTACCTCCATTAGCGTCGATAAAGTCTTGTACATTTTGTGAGCTAATTGTACCTTCCTTTAAACCTTTCTCCATCCAGTCGGTTATCAGGTTGAATGCAGTGTTATAATCTGGTTTACCTGTTACCGTATCTAAATTCTCGTAAGCAAGAGTATTGAATATAGATTTTAAGCCAGGCACTCCTTCATCAAACCCATTCTGAAACCTAATGGCGTTATGAGTTTCTAACCTATCATCGTTATATTGATTTAATTGTGCGTAATACCTTCCTAATTCTTGAGCTTCTACTTTCCTTATATTCTCACCAATACTTCCAAGTATTCCTGGCACTTGATCAGTAATACTGATCTGATGTTTCTCCAAGAAATGGCCGCGCATCTGCATCTGTGCTGCAGCAAATTCAGCAGGGTTATGACCTCTACGTATCTCTCCCCAAGTTTTCGTAACACCACCATCTAACACAATCTCCATGGATTGGTTAGCAGGATCTTCAAAGAAAAGTGGGTAAAGGCGTGCTGAGTTGTGGGCAAAGGCAGTCATAGCTGCCATATCTCTTTCACCGTATAGATCGATGATTGATAACATCTCTTCTGTAGAGATATCTACTCCAAGCTTAGCAGCTTCATGCCTAGCAAATATCTTAGCTTCAAGTGTGTTAGATGCTATTAGTTCTCTATTCTCTGCCCACTTAGCAGCTGTTGCCCCTGATATATTCTTATCAAGTATCAGGTTGGATGTAGTTTTATTCCTAAAGATCTTCTCTTGTTCAACATAGCTACCCACCATTTCTGCTAAGGCGGGTGCCATCTCCATTAGAGAACCTAAACCTTGAGCTTGTTTAGGTCCAGGGTTACCTCTACTTGCTTGTAAAGCCTCGAACTGAGCAAGTGCGTTTTCCTGTTCTTGCTCGAAAATTAAAGCATAATTATCTTGAGCAAGTTTCCAGTTCTCTTTAAGGTTTGCTCTTTGTATCTTATACTTGTTGTTTAGAGCACTGATTTTCGTTGCTGCTTGTTCTTTAGCTAGTTTTGCATTGGCGTTTAATGCTTCTATTTTATCAGAACCTTTCTTTAGCTCCTTTTGAGCCATCTTCTCGATAGGGAGTGCTAAGTGATAATCACTATACCCTCTATCTCTTGCATAAAAATTTGCCATTTATTCTTCCGTAGAAGTTAAAGTTTACATAATACCCATAGCACCACCGATGGCCCCTAGGCCTGCTCCGATTCCAGCAAGGTGTGGTATTCCAGTAGCTGCTCCTAGAGCAAATCCTTGCATAGCTCCACCGACAGCACCTCCAACTGCGTTACCGCCACCACCACTAGTTCCGCCAGCATACCCAACACCTTCAACTGGTTCTGGTCCGTAGATAGGAACCATTGGATCTAGTATCACTGCTCTGGGAACTGCCTCTGGTACAGGAGGCGCAGGCATAAGCTCTGGTTTCGCCATTCTCTTAGCGTCTGCTGCTAAGTTTGCAGCGAATTGATCGTGTTCTACCTTCTTGAGCGTATGGTCATAAGCACGCATGATGCTTAGTTTTGACGCTGCATCTTGCTGTTCTTGTAATGCTTGACTTTGATTTAAAACATCTATATCACTGTGGAATTTATTCTCAGATACTTGGAAGGCAGCTTCATCAAATTGCAAGTTTGTATCCAACCCATACATAGATAAGTTGTAAGCTGAATCTGCTCTAGTAACACCATCTCTTAAAGCTGCTGCTGCTCTACCTGCTTCTGCTACAATAGATTGATAAGCCTTTGCTGCTGACCGTCCTGAGACACCTCTAGCTTCTGCTTTACCTTGAGCTTGTAGTTTCTTCACGAACAGTTCTTGACTGTCGAAAGCAGCTTTAGCTCTGTTAGCTTGATTCTTTAGTGTCGCCTCTTCCTTTTGGATGTCAGTAATTTTTCTACTTTTCTCTATGCCTAATTGATTTTGCTGACGTTGAAACTGTAGATTCTTACGTTTCTCTTGAAACCCTAAATTAGCTCTAGCTGCTGAGAAAGCTAACTGCTCTTGACGTTCTCTGTTTACATTGGCTGCATTCTCATATGCTAGTCCTGCTGCTCTCTGGTTTAAACCGATCTGTGCTCCGTAGAGTTGTTCGGATTTATTGAAGGCAGCTACTTTGGAGTTATATTTAATCTTCCGAATTTTCATCTCATGACTCCAAGCCTCAGCTCTCGCCCTATCTTGGAAGTCAGCAATTAGACCTTGGTTGTAACGAGCGACTTCGTTAGAGACTAACGTCTGCTCATAGTTACGATCTATAGTTAAATTATTATAGTCGTAAAGATCCATTTGATAGTCGTGTACCTCTTCAGCACTAGCAGCACCGCCAGAATCACCACCTCCTCCACCTTTAGACTCCAGCCCCATCAAGGCAGTGTCGAAAGTATTTCTATATACATCTCCTGGTGGTAGCATTGAATCCAGATTAGGATTCATGATGTCGAAACTATTCATGTTTCTTAGCTCTTCTCCTACGTTTACGTTGTTGTTTTGGTTTAACAGGCTTTGATATCACTGCGTACTCATGTTCCCATTTAAGTTTTTCAGCTAGACCTTTCCTAGCCCAAGCTTCTAAAGCAGTACAGTCACAGGCTAAAGCGAATTCCTCTAAAGTACTTAGATGGTGGTACCAGACATTCATGCCGTGACCTGTTTCAGTGGAGCAAGCTATAATCCGTAAAACCTTATTCTTAGGATAGTGCACTACTTCTGTTAGAATTGCTCCAGCAATATCAGTATCAACTCCTATCCACAGTTGTTGGCGTCCATTAAGTATTAACCTAAGTGCATCCGTAGATGTCATACTACCTAAATAGTCATAAGCTAGAGCCTTCTCTATTAGAGGTCTAGCTTGTGGCCATACATCTTGAACGTCTTCTGTCTTAACTAGTATTAATTGGGTGGTCATTTAATCAAGTTCGTCTATAGAATCGTGGTGAATACTGTCCTTCCCACATCATAGATGTAAGGGAGACAGGGAATGGAGAATCACTAAAGACTCTCATGTTAAAGTTTTCTGCTCGTTGGTGTATAGGTACAGTAAATATATTCTCTTCTACTAGTGGCACATCATCTGCTAGGTACTGACCTGCATCTGAAGATGGTTGTACATCATACCAAGTGTCAGTAGTGATAACTATCTTCTGTGCAGGAACAGCTTTCCAACCATTAGATACACCTGCATCTTCTGCTGCTGTAGGAGCAGTAGTGAAAGTAACAGTACTATGTGTATCTGTAGACGTTACTGCGTAGGCTGTAGAAGCCTGTCTAGCACCATCTAAAGTAACCTTAATACCATTCTCCTCTTTCAGTAGGAATGGAACCTCATAGCCCTTTCCTGATGTACCTGCTTTAGCGTCAGCTACTGTACCTTCCCAAATCTCTCCGCTGTATCCTTTACTCTTAACTTTAAAGCTACATACGCTAGATAGTCCAAGAGCAAACTTCATACGTGCAACAGTTAGAGATGCAGTATAATCTTTCAAGGTTCCTTCTGGATTCATCTTGAAATATGTCTTTGGCAGCTCTACGTTGTAGTTATACTTATACCCTACAATTACATCAGCAGCAGTTAGCCCTGATATATTTTTCTTTGGTACTTCAAAGTAAGGGCTAGCTGTTGTATGGTCTTGACCTGTAGGTCTATCTGGTGTGATGGTGAATCCAGATTCTGTTACACCTGCAAAGTTAGTAGTACCATTACCTGCGATAACAAGTACTGGTGTTAAAGTTGCGTTATCTTTCATACCCGTAGGTAGATAACATTTGGTTAACTCATTGGCAGAATCATAGGTCATGGAACTTACAGCTCCATATAGATCCATGTGTGGATTAACTTGTTGTCCATCACTAGTAATGATGATCTTCTCTTCTGGAGTCTGTGTTAGACTTGCACTAGATAGTATATACTTACCTTTGTATTCTACTACTGCCCACATAGTATCAGAATCTACAGCAGCATGTTGTATGTTTCCCGGGAAATCCCATCTAAACCATGATTGCATTACAGTTTTCTCACCTACAGAATAGGTTTTATGTAGGTACATGGTATTATCTAGCGGCCCATACAGAGCGATTAGAAAGTTCTGTGGACTTGTCAGTAAATTAGTTACTGTATCCGGTATCCATTCTGAAACAATTCTACTAATGTCATCTACAATAGGACTCTCTTCAGCACCTCTAGTTCTCATACCGAATACACGGGAGTAACTAGGAGTCTTACTGACAAAGTTAATATGAGTACCTACGTCAACAGGATCTATAGTAGAATCCATTTCATAGTTTGAGATTCCTCGTACAACTGCTGATGATGGTGTTAATATTTCTGCATCAGAAAATAGGATGAACTGCTGATTCTTACTGAATAGTACCAAACCTTGAGCAGTTGGTACAATAGCATGTAGAACCGCTGGTCTGATAGTTGAACAGTTAATGTCAATTGGATCTGAAGCTGTTTGAGTTAATGCAGTAGCATAGTAGAAGTCATAGAATTCACCTGACTTACTCATAGCTACATTATCTTCAGACAGTATACCTAACCTATTGTTGTGGAAGAATGTCTGTTGTATCTTAACTCCTACGAAACTAGGATCTGGATTAGTATCTTCATCGCCTACTTTTCTATCAACCCAATCAGCCTTTTCGAATACAAATACATTTGCAGCTGTATTACGTAGTTGATGTGGTAGTGTACTACTATCCATTCCCGGTGCGACAGTTGGATCTATTGTTTCAGTCCAGTAACCAGCACCTTTATCACCATTTTCAGCTACAAACTTACTCCAATAGGTGTCCTCTGCTGACCCTTCTGATGAGTTGATGATCTTCACTATCCTATTATGGACACTTTCAGTAGGTAGGTCAGCAACTACACTAACTTGTTTACCGAAGCTTCTGATTGTAGCGTTACCTTGATTATCTATTGCTGCTACTTCTATTGCTTCAGGCTTACCAGCTGAGTCTACATAAGATAATTCTAATGTAGCTTCTAACTGTTTAGTTGTTAGTGTGCCTGAAAGAGATAGAGCATCAAGATCACTCTTCAATTCAGAAAGAATTTTCTCAGCAGTGTTTACTAGCTCTCCACCAGGTCCAGCTGGTGGTACTGCTTCTTTCTCAATGGTAGTGTATGAAGCAGTGTGAGTTGTACTACCTATCTTTACTGTTACTTTATATAGGCAACTATATTTAACCTGATATAGTCTTACAGTAGCTTTGTCTCCCAGTATGTAAGCGTCGTTTGCAGCATTATTTGTTGGAGCAGCTTGCTTTGCTACAACTTTAGTTTTGTTTGTAATGACAGAGTTGTCTTGTACTGTCAGTATGTCATAATTATCTCGTGTCGTATCTAGATAGGTGACTCCATCAGGATACGTTACATCACATTCTGTACCACTAGAATTCCATATCCTAATAGGATCAGTTGTAAATCCTGTAGTATCTTTATCTAATATACAACCTATATATTTCTCTTCATTATCTCGTTTGATGAAGAACCACTTACCATTAGCTAGGTCTGGTGAACTTGTATTGGATGATTCATATAGAGTCTTGATGAACTTAAGTCCTGGTCTCTTCCTTAATCCAAATGTAGGATCAGGGTAGGCATTGAGACACTCTCGTACCTGACCAGGAAGTTTCTTTTGATCCGTTTGTTTTGATACCCCGCCTAAGTAACTGGGTATTAGTTGAGTGACTGCTGCCATTATCTGTAAAGTGCGTGATAAGGTTGATAGCTCTTATAATAGTTTCGTCCTTGTGGGTGTCCGAAGAAAGTATAGTCTCCTTGATTAGTTTCATACTCTAAAGCCATAGCTCTACAGTAAGCTTCCTTCTGTTGTAACATTTGGTATTGACCTTGATCACCTACAATTCTACTAGAGACTAGTGTAGCTGCTCTAGCTGTAATATAGTCTTGGATAGGTCTAGGTAAGTCAACCCAATCGAACAGCCAAACAATATCTAATGTTAGTTTTCCATTGGCTTCACTAGTTATCTCATAAGTGTGGTTGTATCTGTCGTACAGTTTACCGTCACGTCTGACTACACTCTTGTCAAAGCTAGCTTGATCTTGAGTTAAGTCTACCTGCAGCATATTGTTCGGGATAACATATTCTTTATTTGAATCTGTTGTGAATTTATCGTACGCATATTCTGTGTTGAATGTCCAGCCTTCAGCCTGTACTTCTCGTGATACATTCAGCAATGTATCGTAAGCAATCGCAACGTCCGGGTTGGTTTGGTCGAGAGTGGTGACAGGCGCCTGACCAACTGACGCTAGTATTTCGTTGACTGCTGGTAATTCTTGTGTAGCGTTAGTGGTAGGAATTGGCATAATGTATGGATAAAAAAAAGGGAGACCGAAGTCTCCCGTGTATAATAAATTAGAATGCAGCAGCGCCTGTTGCGCCTGCATCTGCACCTGCGATGAGTTCAACACAAGCAGCAGGGTTCAGATAATCAGCTCCCATAGCCAAACGGCCAAGGATGATATCACCTTGATACATGATTGAAACGTCACCATTAGTAACTTGTACTTGAGGACCGATAGCTTCGACAACACCTGCAGCTTCACTCTGGAAGATAAGTCCACAGGAGTGCTTGAATTCAGTCTCCTCACCATACTCGTTATTGATACCGGCTACATCAGCAGCAGCATCTTCTACAGCAGCTTCTACGTGTGAGCCAGTTCTACCTGGATCAGTTGCACCTGGATTGTCAGCAGCAGCAGTACCGTACTTAACACCGTACTTACCAAAGAACGGGATGTTCATTGACTTGTAGATCTTAATGCCTGCAATTTCAAGGATTCCTTGAGCACCTTGCAGTGCGGTTCCTTGTACATCGCGGTTGACAAGACCATTAGAACCTACAGCTTGAATCAATTCATAATATTGTCTTGGGCTCAAGACGGCCACTCTCCCTTGGCTACTTACTCCTTTCTCGTCAAGAGCAGCAGCAGCGTCATAGAATCCATTTACCAATGCGGTGTCGCTGTATGCAGCGGAACCATCAGTAGCGCCAGAGGCTGTAAGACGGATCTGTGTTCCACCTGGTTCAACTTTATTGGTAGCTGATACAGGGTGAGCAGCACGTGCACCACGAGTGATAGCACGGAAGATCAAGCGGTCATATTTCTCTGCAAGAGCGAAGCCAATCTTCTTGGCGATCTCTCCGCGGAGTTCGTAGTGAGCAAGAGTCTCATCGAGTTCGTATACAAACGCGCTGGAAATGAGGAGATCATCCATTTGGATAGTCTTCTCAGCTACTGGCAGTGCGTTCTCTGTTCCCAAAATCGGCTCACCCGGCGCATGATAGGCTGCACTCATGCGACCCGTATAGATGAATTGTAAAGATTTGCCGTTCTTAAGGGTACGCTTCGTGACTAGATCACGGGCAATTGTATTAGTCTGGAACCCTTTAAACATCTCACCTGAAAAGAGCTTGAGATAAGTTCCGTACTTAGTATCATAAGCAGTACTCAGCGCCAACGGAGTTGAGGCGGTACTATTAATCCTACCGATGGCGGTAGTTAAAGCGTTAGCCATTGTTAGTTAAAGAAATGTATTGTTTACTTTCTCACGTGAAATTTTTTGATCAGTTTTTTTTGTGGTCTATCCCACCGTCTAGACGGCAAAAGGTATCCTCGTAAGGGCTAATGCCAATGAAGGAGAGGTCCGACTCTGAGGTGCCTCTCCTCCTATCTACTTTCGTTTAGTAGACCAAGTCATTTCCATACCAAATCCTAGTAAGAATACTAGGAAGAGTATGTACAAAAGTTCCATCTAGAAGGCCCACTTAAGACCAGCTTTGGTTCCGTAGTTGTTGTTGTCGTCATCAGTTGTGATGAAACTAATTTCTCCATAAACTGACACAGCTTCGGTTGCCGCAAAGGAACCGCCTACTTTACCAGATAGCTCAGTATTAGCATCCTCTCCATCAACAGAGACAATAGCTGGACCACCTTGTAGGTAGTAACTAGCTGCTCCTGCAGACCCTTCGTAACCTACGTGTAGGTCAGTGACTGATCCACCGTAGTCTGATCCATTCCATCCACTGTTGATTTCTGTGTTGACATATGGGCCAGCCATTGCAGGTGTCGCAGAGAGGGCAGACAGTGTGGCAAGTGCAATAAATGATTTCATTTGTTTTAGTTTGTTTGTATTGTTGTTCGCTTTACTTTTTCCTCGTGTACTTAACGCCACGATAGACATAAGTGACGGTCATAGTTTTTCCTCTATGATGTGATCCCCGTTCCCTGATCACACGTCATGCGTCAGCCTAAGCTGATGAACGGACGCCATTATTTTTTAGGGGGACGACCCTTCTTTGTTCCGTAAGTTCCTTTTCCTTTGGGCATAATTTTCACCATAACATATCATAGGCAAACCCATCAGTCATAGATACCGTCTGCAAAGTTTGCATGATACCTATTAAAACTGATAGGAAGCCAGCTAGCATCAGGCCTATACCCAATGCTCTTAAGTTTTCCATGTCAATAAGCTAATAGAGAGAGGTGGATACCTAAGCATGTGAACATACATAGGTGTAATAACCTTCCAATCATTGTTAGAATTTTACATCAGAACGTTCGAGTTTGTCTGCTACCTCCTTTCGGTATGCAGGATCCCTTTCGTATCTAGGGTCATTCATAGCTTCAATCACTTGAGCTTGACTCTTGAACTTACCGCCTTCATTGGACGCAGCTTTACCTGTAAGCATTCTACCTTCTGTTCCTGACTCATCGTCATAACGGTACTTCATAGCTTGTACTGCAAAGAAGCAGGAAAGTGGATCACCACGTTCCATGACTGTATCATACATGTCAATCTCTTCCTTGTTCAAGGAATTCTGAGCCCAACCCATCATAGATTCGTAATCCTTTTCACCGCCAGCAATCTCCTTTAGTTGTGTGACTTGCTGATCTGTGATAGTATCTTGATTGTTGTTAGCTCTATACTCAAGGTGCATCTGAGCTAAAGCTTTTGGATCCATCTTAGATAGTTCTTCAATGGTAGATTCCTGAAGGTTTTCAGCTTTAGCTTGATCCCAAAGACGTTCTAGTATATCTGAAGAGTCAGGCTCTTCATCTTTAGATTCATCAGTAGCTTCTACCTCTGGAGTTTCTTCCCCATCTTTTCCTAGCTTACTTTGTAATTCAATGTAAGCTTTCTCTAACTCTTCTGCATCTTTAAACTTACCAGCTAGTAGTTCCGCCTGATCAGACTCTAACTTCTCACCAACCGCTAAGGAGTCCTGCTCTTCTGCTGTAAGCTCACCAACTACTTCAGTTTGTGGTGTGTTATCAATTGTTAATGTTTCTGCCATAGTTTATTAGGGTGATTGTTGTTGCTCTGCTTGCATAGCCATTTGCATTTCAGCCTGTGCTTGTTTCTGTTCTACAGCTGCCATAGCTGGAGCATTCTGTTGTTCCTGCATAGCCATTTGTTGTTGCATCTGTTGCTGTTGTTCACCTTGCATCTCTTGCATACTCTTCACTAGGTTGAGTACGTCGATACCTGATGCAGCTGCTAGACGTTTGATAACTTCATCAGGATTGATGAACTGCATCATAGCTTCTGGTCCTACTGTCTGTGCAATAGTCTGCATAAACATTGTAAGACTCTCTCTGTCCTGGCCACGACCAAGAGCATTGATACCTGCTACGATAGTAGGCTTAACTATATTCCTTGGTATACGTGGGATAGATCCACTCTTCTGCATGACAGAAAGCTTACGATCAAGGTATGGTACTAGGAACTCAACAGTTAGAAGGGAGAATAGTCCACCAAGCTGTTGCTCTAGTTCCATCTGTGTCATCCTTACCTCTTCAGCAGTCGTACGTTCCGACTGTCTAACAGAGAGGATGAGGAATGCCTCAGCTAATCTCTTCTCGATAGTACCTATTTGTTGATAGGCAGTAGCGAAGTCATTTCCTTTGGCAACTTGAACAACGCCGATATCATCAGGTCTTCCCTGAATGATTGCACCGTTCCCAGCTGCCGCTAGAGTGGCTGGTTTAGTACTCGATGATGGTGATACAGTAAAGACTACTTTAGCAGCTGCTGCAGAGCCTTCTACGAGGGCCTGAGAGAGTGCTTCAAGGGACTTAAGATCCCCCATGAATTCCTCTACCCTACCTCTACCATAATCCTCACCATCTACTACATTGAATCTCAGGGGAAGCCAAGGTGTAATACTAAGCGGAGCTTTACCTTGCGATTTAGGAATGACTTTATCGAAAACTTCTTGATGCCAAACAATTTTGTTACCATTTACTTTAGCATGGGTGTACACATCACAGTCTTTATTGTCGTCATCACTAGCACCATCTATATCATCTGTCTTGATGCTGGGGATTAACTCCTCAATGGTCTTTCTGTTAATCCTTTCTTTTGTTACGATCTCAATAACATTGCCGTTACCATCTCTATCTACTACGTAACGGCTGAGGGGAAATAGTTTAAGTCCATCTTTACCCATGAAGATGAGAGCATTACCAGTAACAACCAAGTGTTTCATTGCTTGGTGTACAGTGACTCTATCATCAGATGCAGCGATGGATTCAAGGATAGTCCGCTCTACCTTAGCAAAGGCTAAGTCTAGTTCAGACTTAACCTCTGGTCCATAGTCACCTAACTGTGACTCATCTACTTGCAGCTTAAAGAAACTAGTCTGTGGTGGTAGTAGACTCATCATTAGCTTAGCACTTAAGGTGACTACACCTTTAGCACCGACTGATTGCCAAGGTGTCTTGGTCTTCTTGTACCCTACCTTGTCATCAATTTGATCGATGAGATAAGGTATGGTTAGTTTAGCAGCTTCATCTGCTGTGTTTAAGTATTGAGATCTAGTACTTGATAGTACATCGTATCTTGTTTTAGCTGTCATCTGATTTATTCATCATGGGTTTACTGTTCCTCCACCTGCACCAGCAACTGCTGCTGTATTCAATGCGTTGAAATATTCACGTTTCCATTTACCTGTACCTCTCCCTTTTTTCTCTTCTTTAGGTTTATCAGCTTGTTGTATCTCAGCTGTACCACCTGTACCAACTACATAACTAGAGCTTCTACCTACTTGCGGTTCTGGTCTATTAGCCATTTCTTGTAGTTGCCTCATGTAATCCAGCATTTGATCACGCTCTGCTTCAGCACGCATGTCCATTTGGTACTGTCGTTCAGCTCCGCTCGGTAAGAACATACCTCCAGCGGCAGCACCTTGTTTAATCTCTTGAGGTGTATAGCCAGCCAGCTTAGCCTTTGAGTAGCCTATAAATCCTAAGTTACCTCCTGGGCCTTGGAATTGACCCATTGGATTCTTAGGTGAGTACATGCCAGGCACACCTTTCATAGGTCCACCGCCTGCAAAGAACTGTCCAGGTGCGTTGTTGATACCAACACCTTTGTTCAGTAGTTGTTGTATAGCTACTTTAACTTGCGTAGGGCTGTGGGTCTTAGTCCCCATTGTCCAAACGTTTGACCCTATTGTCCCTGCAGGACTTAAATATTGTTCTAGAAAATTTGCCATTAAGTTGCCTCCTTAGTTACTACTCCTTCTGGGTTGTCAGCTATCCATACTGCTGCGTCAATCCAAGGGTTTCCCTCAGCAGCTGGTTTAAGTTCGTCATAGTGATCAGGTGAATCTTTGAATGTAAAGTATTCTTCTTTGATTGCCACTGGTCCTGGGGGAGGTTGATCTAAACCTAAGATAGTGTAGATGTTACCTTCCGGGAATCCCCAATCCTTAGCATTAGGTCCGCCTCCACTGTAACCATCTCTTGATGCAACATCCTCTACAGTTTCCAGTAACCACTCCTGCATATCATTAAGGTAAGATTCAAAACCTTCATGAGTTATACCCCAATCATATGGGTCCTCAGTAAACTGGCCACTCACTACAGCGCCAAGATTTACGTCATCTGGCACCGGTTCACCAGTATACGGATTTATTGGTGTCCCAGGAGGACTGGTATCTTCTGGCCTTACGTAGAGATCTTCTTCACCTATTTCATTCATGAAGTCCGCTTTGAAGTCCTCCCAGTTTATATCTAAAGCACCGGCAGCAGCTTCATACAATGGGTTATCCAATGCTTCCCATGCATTTACCTTTTCTATCCTACCATCGTAGTCCTGCCAATCAGCAGGTAATCCTGCCTCTTGACCTCTGGTGACATCACCCTTAACTGGTGGTGTGAATGGTACCATCCCCATGTCATCAGCGTTAGGATCTTGTGGCCTCCATACCATCTCCGGCCAACTCATTTCTCTTCCTCCATTCGTTTAATTAACCATTGAATTACTGACTGTTGGCCAGCGTTGTACATTATTTGTGACATTGTATCCGTCGGGATAGGTGTCGAGGGTGGAAAGACCTCCTGAAGTTCAGTCAGGAGGTACGTATCAAACTGAGGACCGTAGATGGCCTCAAGCATATTGCGGGAGGTTGACATTGCTATGTTCGAAGAACGCTGGCATTCTTGCTCTCTGTGTGTCGGAAAGCTCTGGGGCTTTGCCGTCATACATTAATCGATCGCTTGAATCCAGCCAGAATTTTTTGTCCAAATATTTGTCGGTAGTATTTATACCTAGAGGCTCCATAATCCAATTAATGGTGGCCTTCCTAAGCTTATCCAAACTTGGACTAGGAGATAGGCCCATATCTCTACATACAAGACTATTAGCGGCCACGTGAATCTGTTCATCTCTTGAAATATCTGCAGATACGGTCCTTAAACCAGCGTCACCGTTAAACCTAAAAAAAGGGAGTAGTACAAAGAAAATTGCACGCTCGGCAACAAGTGCTTTGAG